CGACACCTCGCGCTACTACTACATCGATGTGATCTTCCCTGGAACTCAGTCGACCGTCGCTCTTTCGAACGTCTCGACCTTCGTCTCCCTCAAGCCCGTGGGCTCGTACGTCTCGCCCTCGACCAACCCGTGGTCCCAGCAGGGAACCTCAGTGTATTACCAGGGCGGCCCCGTGGCCATTGGCGGCGTGAACCCCTCTTTGTTGAGTGAGACCCTGACGGTCAACGGCAACACCTCGTTCGTGGGCAACGTGACTGTAACTTCGGACGCCTCTGGTAATGCGTACGTCCTGGCCGACCGAGTACCGACCGGCTCGCTCCACGTCTCTTCGTACGTCACGGGGTCCGTGCCCTTGACCACCACCACAAATTTGATCCAGAATTACTTGAGTAATGCGGCGACGATCAGGTCGAACACCGTCTCCGGGACTTCATACTCGGTCCTGAACACACCGCCATCGACTGTCAATTCTTATGTAAATTTCGGCTCGGCACATTCAGTAAGTCTCTCCAATCTCGCCGTCTCGAACATCTTCATCGAGGCTTGGGTCAATTTGTCAACGGCTTCAGGGACGCAAGCAATCTGCGCTAGACGCCCCGGTGATGCCGGCGCGACCACACCAGATTTCAATTTATATTTAAGTTCAGGGCAGCCCAATTTCATTGCTTCAAACGTAGGTGGAAGTATAGTGAGTTCTTCAAACACCACGGCACTTGTGGCTGGTACGTGGTACCACGTCGCCGCATCATGGCAAAGGACGGGTGTGAATACAGGCACCGTGCGCGTCTTCACTAACGGTGGACTTGGTGGCACGTCTCAAAGTTTCACAGCCGGTACGAACTTGAAGTTCACACCAACGGCTAATGTCTGTATTTCGGCAGACCCGGGTAATCAGCTCTTTGGTAACGTTTATGACGTCCGAATCATGACGGGGTGTATCGTTCCAGTGGCAACCTTCACCGCCCCTGCTTTCGGACCCTTCACGACCGCCCCGACCTACCGAACCGGCATGGACACCGGCTACACGTCCAACCTGACCCTGGCCCTCAACTCCCAGTACTTCCCGGGCGCCTCGACCTCGCCCTATGGACCTTGCTTGACGTTGCCGGGGACGGTGGGGTCTTATTACAGTTCGACTCCTTCTGCAGCATTGTGTACGGCCTTCAACGCGACTGGGGGTTTTACCCTCGAGACGTGGGTGAACTTCGCGTCGTTCGCCAACTCCAACTTGAACGCTTCAGGCACCGCCTACCCTTACATGATAACCAACGGAAATGCAAACGCGGTGGGCGCCAACTGGGCTTTCGGCGCGACTGCAACTGGCAACGTCGCGTTCAATTGGTGGGGTGGGGCGAATTATGGAGTCATCACCGCCAATACGATGACGACTGGTCAATGGACGCATTTGTTGGTTACGGCAACAACAACTACCGTAAGTATAGCCATCAATGGCATGTTCTCGGCTCTAGCCGGACAGGGATACACACCCACTTCAGGGAACAATGGTACGACTCCGACTATCGCGCCGTCTACAGTCACGTCACCTTTTACAGGATACCCAATTTCACTCGGTCAATGGAACAACACACAGGGACCTAACTACGCCATAGCGAAGGCTCGGTTGGTCTATGGAGCTCAATTATATTCAGTGGCGACTTTCACGCCAAGCCCCAACTTCATCACTTCGGCTACAGTTCCAGTGTGGCAACTCGACTCTCAGTACCCCCTGCCAACCTACCCATCGATCCAGGACGTCACTCCTCTGGCGCTCCAATCAGGGTCCTACGGCGCCGTCCCCACGCCGATCGGCGGAGTCACATCAAACGTGCTCAGCCCATACTCGACCACGTACCCGCAGCTCGACTCGATCCGTTTCGACGGCACCGGGTACATCGATTACGGCAATGCGGCGTCTTCGGTTCTTTGTAGTAATTTGTGGGCCAGTCCGTGGACTATTGAGGGGTGGGTTTATCCTACGGCGTTCCCGGGTGGCCAGAATTTCATTTTGGGCCGAGGCAATGACTTTATGTTATACATAACAACTACACAAATAGGTTTCGCATCAAATATTGGATCCGCTACAAACTACAATGCAGGTGCGGCTGGTTTCGCGGTTGGCTCGTGGTCCCACGTGGCTGTGACCTTCGATGGGACGCGTTCAAATGTGTACGTCGGTGGTGCGTTGTCAAACACCATTCCAGTATCGGCAATCTCCTTGCCGTTCACCCCGACAACGTCTTTCCAGGTGGGCATCGCTTACAATACCCAGTACCAGGGCAACCTCGCCGACGTCCGCGTCTCCAACGTCGCTCGGTACACGGGCTCGACGTACACGGTTCCCACGGCGCCGTTCGCCACCGACTCGAGCACTCTGCTCCTTCTCCGCTCGCTCGCCGGTCAGGTTGGCACCACCTTGGAGGTCCAGGGCCGCGGGCTCAACGCAGTTTCATTGGGTGCGACGCGCTCCGTACAGTCTTACCCGCCGGCGCCCATGTCCTCCTATTTGCTCGATACAACTTCGAACAGCTCGGTGACTTATGGGCAGGGTAAGTATGTGGCGAGTGCGAGTAGTGAGTACAGTGGTGCATATCCCACATGGAATGCGTTTGATAAAACCACGAGTTGGTCAGGAACTCCTACGGTCTATCCTTTCTGGTCAACCATAGCCATCTACGCAAACGGTGGAGGATATCTGGGATCAAACGTTACTGTTGACGTCATCGGATCATCATATGTAGGCGAGTGGCTCCAGCTCCAGATGCCTGTTTCAGTGGTACTTTCCAACTACATCATGGCGGTGCGTTCGGATTATGTACACCAGTCTCCGGTCAAGTTCTGGGTTCTCGGGTCGCGTGATGGAATCAACTGGACCCTCGTGGATTCCCGTTCTGGAGTTTCGTGGGCTTCAACCACACAAACGTTTACAGTGGGTGCTACGCAGGCGTACACCTACTATCGTTTCGTTACTAACACAACTACAAACGCGACTGGGAATAATCCGGTGTCCATTTTGGAACTCATCTTCAACGGAACCGAAGAGTCCCTCTGCATCACCAGCGATTCCAAGGTGGGCGTGGGCATCGCCAACCCGCAGCGCGCCTTGGAGGTGGCTGGCGATCTCGTCGTCTCGGGCACGATCAGTGGAGGCGCGGGCATGGGCGCCTTCAGGAATCGGATCATCAACGGCGACATGCGGATCGCGCAGAGGGGTGTGGGGCCTTCAACAATTGCTGCGTCCACCAATGCGGTGCTGGATATCGATCGGTGGAACTCCGTGTACGTCACTAGCGGAACTTTCACGACCGGTCAGAGCGCCGTGGTTCCACTGGGTCAGGGGTTCTCGAACAGTTTCGTCCAGACCATGACGGTGGCGACGACCTCCAACGACTACGGAACATCTAGGCAGTACATCGAGGGCTACAACATGTATGATCTCAGCTGGGGAACGAGCTATGGCCAACCCGTCACACTTTCGTTCTGGACCATGATCACGAACGTCCCGGCCGGTTCTATCTTGCCGGTTGCTGTGGTATATTCCGGTTCTTCAGCGACGTATTACTATCTTTCGTCATATACAGTAAGTGGTCCGAGCGCATGGCAATATGTCACGATTACGGTTCCACCACCACCTTCGGCCGCAGGTTCTTTCACGGCTGCTCTCAACACTACTCACACGTATGTATCCTTCCCTCTCACGAGCTTCGGTGCTTCGAGCCCGGCCCAGCCAAACACATGGGTAAGCGCCGTTTCTACAAACAAATTCCGAGTTTGGGGAACCTACGACCTCGCCAGCACAGTCGGCTGGTCCCGCTACATCACAGGCGTCCAGCTCGAGCGTGGGACCGTGGCCACGCCTTTCGAGGTCCGTCCGTACGCGACCGAACTTCAGCTGTGTCAGAGGTATTATTGGAACTTCTCGTCGGCGGGTGGCGTCTACACGGGGTTTGGATCGGGTTACACGAACGGCACGTCGGCACTCATTATGGTGCCGTTCCCAGTTCAGATGAGAGCGCAGCCTACTCAAAACTCTAATAGCGCGATGACGACATTCGTCGTTCTTTCAACTGGGGCGTCCGTTTCACCTTCAGCTCTTAGTACTTTTACGACCGGTCTGAACTCGTCAATTTTGACATTCACCGTTGCTGGACAGACCGCTGGGCAGGGGGCGATTCTCCAAGCCAACAACACCACGGGCGCTTTCGTAGCGTTCAGTGCGGAGCTCTAGAAACTTCCTAGCCTAGAGTAGAATGAGCCAGATCGTAATTCTGGATTCAAATACCTTGACCGTCGCTGACTGGTACTTTAGCGACAGCCCCATAGTTCCCGTGACCCCCGGGATCCGCATTGAGGTTCCAGAGGGTCTCGCGTGGGACGCCGTCAAGGGCGTGCAGGCCGAAGACGGTTCAGTGACCCTCGTGGCCGACCCCCTCAAGGTTCAGGCCAAGCTCGACGCCGCGTGGACCGCCCTCCGCTCCCGACGCAATCAGCTCCTCCGCGACTCGGACTTTACACAAATGCCCGATTCACCCATGAGCCAGGAGAAGAAGGATGCGTGGGCCGCGTACCGCCAGGAGCTCCGTGACCTGCCGGACGAGGTCACAGAGTCCATGCTTGTGGCCACGAGTCCTTCGGACTCGGTTCCTTGGCCCCTCGACCCCACCCAGCAGCTTCCAGTTCCTGTCGCTGGATCCAGACTCTCGAGCCTCTTGACCCACGCCGACGTCGAGCCCGTCCCAGAGCCCGAGCCCGTCCCAGAGGCTGAGCCCGTCCCAGAGCCCGAGCCCGTCCCAGAGCCCGAGCCCGTCGTGGAGGCTGAGCCCGTCGTGGAGCCCACGGATGTTTAATTTTGTTTGAAAATTCATAGACTCCACGGAACCCATCGTAGATGAGACTTCGTGGACTTTATGGGGGGTGGTTACCAGTTACCGGTTACCGATTCTCCACAAAGTCCATGAGGATTGAAACTTGAAAATTTAAATAATTTTAAAATAAATTTGGGGACGACTCCCTCCACAAGACGGTAACTAGTAACCGGTAACCTTCCGACGCAGGCCAAAATACCCCTTCGTCGAATGCTTATTCACCTTCTTCACCCTCGAATCATACCCTATCTTTGACATGCGTCTACCGACTGCCACCTCACTCATACCCGTCGCCTTGAACAACGCTATGACATCACGACACGCCACAAACTCCTCGGCAGGTGCCTCTTCAAATGCCTCCCATAGGACCTCCTCGAAGTTGTCCTGCGACTCTGTCACTTCCCGTGTAGATGCCATGATCTCCGGAATGTCATTCACGAGCCCAGAGATGTCCGTCTCGACGAGCAAGAGCTGAACGAGCGCATCAGGGTTTGCATTAATGAAGTCAGCCACCCGCTCGTCACGCCACCTCTGAAACTCCGTCTCTACCGCCAAAGAGTCGTGGGTCATGAACTGAACCTCGTTGGGTACGACCCGCAGGCGATCCTGAATAGCCCCGTCCATCGGCGTAATTGGTGGAACGTCATTGGCCGACAGAAAGAGCGTACAATGTGGCTTGAACACGCGCATCTTATTCGTGTACAGATTTCTGTAGCTCAATTCATCTCCACCAGATATCGTCTTGAGAATCGCACCTGACATTTGGACACGCGACTCGACCTCCAGAGAGCACGCGATCCGCGCGTTTTCCAGGGCGAGAAACTCCGGCTTTGGGCTGCCGGTACTCACGAAAGACTCTTTGGCAAACGTCCTGGGGTTCGCCACGAGCACATAGTCCCCAAACGCCCTACGCAGCGCCTGAGTTCGGGTCGACTTACACGTCGCCGTATCACCGAGTTCGAAAAATATCCGCCGCTGTGGGTTGCGCCCGGTCATAGCCTGTGCCAGAGACCTCCTATACACGTCACGTACCGCCGCATTCGGGAACGAGTCTTCGAAAAAGTACTTTTCGACCAGCTTGACCGTCACGGGGTCGACAACCTTGGGAAAGTTGCGATCCACCCGTCTGTCGAAAAAGACGTCCGGCGTGTGGTCTATGACTCTATGAGAGTCCTGGTCGTAAATGCAGTCGCGCCAGAGCGTCTTGCCGAGCGAACGCTCACGGGCACTCCGAAAAAACTCTGTATCGTCCGGGAGACTCTCCATCATCTCGAACGCCCCCCTCATGACGCGAGCCATTGTCCCGTACTTTGTATCCCCGTGTGTCAGGTACGAGAGACGCATATACACACCGAACGCCAGTCCATCACTGGCCCACATACCCACGTCCGGGTCGTAAACGCACTTTGAACCCGAACACATCCGCACGTGACCTGGGAACTTCTCTATGACGAGCTGTAACGCCTCGCGGTCATTCTCAACCTCTGACCCTGACCCGAGGTCCGCACCCTTGAAATCGGTGTGCTCGACCCCGAACGGCTTTAGAGCAAACCGCACCTTGTGAACCCTCACGCGCTCGTTCAGAGACATGAGCACCTCTTCAATATTCACTGAAAAGTTCTTCTGAACCATGAACCCGTCGTAAATGTACGCCTGAATAGCGAGACCGGGCCATGCGTCCGCCATAAACCCTAGAGCGTCCGACATGATCTCGATCTCCTTGTGCTGGATGATGTACGATATCGCTGAAGAGTCAATCTCCTTATTCTTGACCGCTCGCACCTTTTTGACCAACTGGGTATATGCGGGAATCGACACGAGTCGGGCACTAACGTTCTTCATCTCCTCCTTGAACTCCTTGAGCTTCGGGATGGTTGCCGGCTTGTCCGAGCCGAACAGGAACTCTATGACGTCCTGCTTGATCTGCTGTGGAGATTCACCGAGCTCAAACCATCTCTTGCGATTCTGGACGTAGTCGGTTAGCAAAGGGCATTTGATCTGGTGAGATTCACATAGGTTCATGAGTATAGTAGGGTACGCGTTCTCGATATCCAGATCCCATGACGGTGCGCTGATGATCTGACGTGTCCGCTTGTCGACGTACTGGAGACTGAGACCGCCCCGTGCAAAGAGCCGACCCCCCAGAACCCTATTCGCCTTGTAGTGGGCTGGGAACACGCCCGACTTTTTGTCCGCCTTGGTGTACATACCCATCAACTGGGCATAGAGCTTGGGGTCCTGGATCCTGACCTGGTCGGCCAACGTCCTGAGGTTCTGGAGGTTGAGCTTTTCGTAACACGTCAGGGAGAGCATCGTTCTATACCCCTGACGTGAGAAAAAAATTCGGCCGCCTGACGCGACCGTCTGGGAGATGGCCTGGGGTCTCCCCCGAATTACTGGGTGGCCGAAACCCTCCGCCTCTCCAGAATTTCATCCCTATGATTTTCGTAATATTGACGGTTCAGCTCCCTATGCTCCTCCTTGTGAGCCTCACGGTACTTCGCACGAGCACGCCGAGCAGCCTCCATCTTCCTGAGACGGGCCTCAGCCTCAGCCTTCTGGACTTTTTCCCAGACGGTGTACAGCTCCTGAACCGGAACACCGTTATAGGTCTCAGCCATTACTATTTAAAGTCAAAATATTTTTAAGTGACCTTTTCGACGAAACAAATCCCCACACCTAATAGAACGCGATGACCTCTCTCGTCTCGGCCAGTCAGGTCGTCACGGGGCAGGTGCAGAGCCTCGACAGCGTCAGAGCGCACGCCCTGCCTTCAGACGCCATGATCTTCGCGTCCGGAACAAAGGTCCAGCCGGCGAATCAGAACTTGGGGTCTTATGCGATCGTGGAGTCGGGCGTCAACTCCCTGGGCGTGACGACCACCGGGTCCGTGCCCGCAGTGACCCAAAGTCCGTTTGCGGACCTGTATAAGGAGGGGTCGGTGTATTTCAACGGAACGGTCGGTAATTACTTGCAGAATACGGCGACATACTCGAACAACTCTATCAACTGGTCTACGGCAGGGCTAACGGTGGAGGCATGGGTCAACTACCCGACGTTCACGGGGGCATCGTTGCAAGGGACTGCACCCGCCGGTATGCAAATACCAACTCTCTTTTGTTACGGCAGCCCAACATCGTTTGTCGCCAACCCGTCATTCGGCGCGAACGTGAGTGGTTACGTAACTTTTTATTATTATAATGGAACTTTCCAGACAGTCACAACCCAGACTCAGATTAGCGCCAACACTTGGAATCACATCGCCGTGACGTGTTCGACCTCCGGCCAAATCTTCTTATTCATCAACGGCGTCCAATCCCAAGTGGTCGCGAACCGCAACGGAACTCTTCAGAGTGCTGCATATTTCGAGTCTGTACAAGGGACTATTACGACCCCAGTGAGTCCCCTCGTGATCGGACAATTGAATTCCGTGGCCGTCAACGCCTACGTCGCCGATCTGCGCCTCACGACCGGCACGCCAGTCTACACGGGCTCTACGAGCTCGTACGCCACCTTCACCGTCCCTTCCGCCCCTCTGAGCCTCGCAGCATCGGGCACGACCCAGTTCCTGCTCCGCGCCGGCCAGAACAGCCCCACGATCCAGTCGGGCGCCTTGACGTTCGACCGAGGGCTCAAGCAATTCATGAATTTTGGCGCGCAAAATTTTAACATAGCGACGCGCGGGTTCACGGCTGTGTTCCGGTACACATGGAATGGGACGGTCTCGAATTTTGAGCGCATTTTCCAGGCGTCATTGTCCAAGGCTGATCAGAACAACAGTATCATCATAGTCAGAAACGGCACGTCGGCACAGTTGTATTTTCAGTACGTGGTTGGTGGCGCGTATGCACCCACCACTGTCACTTCAACGCTTTCACAAGGAACAACCTATACCGTAGCCTTTGTGTACAACCCAAGCGTCGGTTCGGGAACTGCACAGTTCTGGGTCAACGGTGCACCCTCCGGCTCGGCCACGACTGGTCTTGCTACGACAATCACAACGGATCTCCTGTGCCCTTTTACGTTCATTGGGTGCGAGTTCTCTGGAGCCGCCTACTTCACCAACGCCTCCATGAACACTTTTGCCGTCTACAACCGCGCCCTGTCCAACGTGGAGATACTGAACGCCTATAGCGCCTTGACCACCGCGACAACCAACGCCCCCATCGAGATCGGCGACTCCAACGGGACCCCGGCCCTGTCCATCGCGGGCGACGGGCGCGTGAGCGTGACGCAGCTCGGCCAGACGTCCAATGTGGTGCCCTGGCCGCCGAGTGCGATGACGGGGTACGACACGGTGATCAACGGGGGGGTTTATAAGGCGAGGGCGTCGAATGAGTTCAACTCTAGTTACCCGGCTTGGTACGCGTTCGATAAGAGTTCGAGTACCGGGTGGGCAGGTCAGTCGGGTCAATACAGTGCATCGGGTGTTGCTCCATACTTGTACGCCGGCTCCAACCCACCCAAGACCCTGGACGTGAACGGCACTTCTTTCAACGGCGAATGGCTTCAAGTTCAAATGCCCTCGGTCGTAACCCTTTCATCATATTCCATCTATTACAACACTCTCTCTGGCTGCCCGAGCCTCTTCTGGGTTCTCGGAAGCCGTGATGGAGTCAACTGGGTCTTGGTTGATTCCCGAGTACAACTTCAACCGGGATCCAGTGGATACATCACGTTCACACTGGCGTCTGCACCTTCCCAGAGTTTCGGATATTATCGTCTCGCGGTTGGTGGGCTCACGACAACTGGTGGTACTGTGAACGTGTTCGAATGGACCCTCTACGGCACCGCCGACACCGCCCAGACCCTGACCGTGGCCCAGCCCGTCACGTTGAGCTACGGCGCGCAGACCGCGTCTCTCACGGGCATCGCCGGGGACAGGTACGTGCCGCAGGACTTTTCTTCGTCTGGATTGAACGTGCCGGCCTATGTGGTGTCGAACACGGCGACCGTGGCAAATACCGTGGCGTACTCGAGCTTCGGGCCGTTTGCAGGTGAGGGGTCTGTGTACTTTCCGGGTGCCGCCGCATCTTCCGGGGCCTATATCAATTTTCCGGCGGGCACACCAGCCGCTTCCATGACGCCCGCCACGGCATTCACAGCCGAGACATTTCTTTACTTGGCCGGGACACCAACACCGACATACTGTGGTGTTTTTGATTCAGTCAGTGGTCTTGGTGGTTCTGATAATTGGGGAATTAACTTGAACGGAACAAATGCTACGTTTTTCATTTGGCCTACTTCGGGTAGTCCCGCTCAGATTACAGGTTCAGCAACTCTCATTAATACTTGGTTTCATATAGCCGCTTCTTACGACGGAACTACACTGCGTCTATTTATTAACGGCGCGCTTGCAAATAGCACTTCTATGGTAGGAACGCCGAGGCTTATTGCGGGTTCCATACTCGTGGTCGGAACCAACGGTATTTTCCGTACAGGGTGCCCCATGTACATGGCGGACGCTCGGATAGTCACGGGAACTGCTCTATACACGTCCGCATTCACCCCACCGACCGCCCCCCTCCAGCCCATCCAGGGAGTGACACAGGCCGGCCTGCCTTACGGGACTGTCCTACTGCTACGGAACGCGCCCGCGCCCGGCCGAGTTCTGACGAGCAAATTCGGGGGGGCGAATTCTGGGGGGGTCAATGGTGCGCCATTGACCCTGGCGTTTCCACCCGCCGCCATGACCGGGTACGCCACCTCTTTGAATGCAGGGTACGGACAGGGCACCTACGTGGCGAGTGCGTCGAGTGAGGCTTCTACACGTCTGATTTATTTAGCTTTTGACAAGAGTGTAACCTCTGGATTTTGGCAGATTGCGACAGCTGCTTACACGGCCAACACCCCTTATTCTGGTTCGGTAGCGACCGTCGATGTGACAGGGACGTCATATTCAGGCGAATGGATTCAGATCCAGATGCCTTCGTCTATCGTGTTGTCGACTTATTCCGTCACGACGGATACTACGAACTCGCCTTCGAAGTGGTTCGTTTTCGGAAGTCGGGACGGAACAAACTGGTCGCTCGTGGATCAGCGGTCCGGTCAGACTTCCTGGACCAACCAGGTCGCTCAAACGTTCGCGACAAGTTCCAGTCAGTCGTACAACTTTTACAGATTCGTAGTGAATACGTCCATCGGGGTGCAACCCATGTTGTACGAACTCGTCTTCAACGGCTCCATCGAGGGGGTCAACGTGACCCCCGACGGCCGGCTCGGCCTAGGCGTGTCGAATCCGGTGCAGGCCCTGGAGGTTGCTGGGAGCGCCGTGGTCGCGGGTACATTGAGCGCGGGGAATCCGTTGATGTTTAGGAACGCGCTGTACAACGGTGACATGAGGATCAACCAGCGGGGAATGGCGACTAACATGACATTTCTGACGGTTGTGGGTGCCACTAGCAACTTTTACGGTTTGGACCGATGGAATGTGCTTCGTGGCGGGAGTCAAACGGGTGCATGCGTTGGCCAGGGAACTCTGGCGACGACGGACGCACCATATTCTCAAGGTCTTCAGTACTTTCTGCGCTTTGGACGTGTGAATGGAGACACGGGAACGAATGGAATGTTTATAAATTATAATATTGAAACACGCGACTCGTACCGTTTCGCAGGTCAACCAGTGACCCTTTCCTTCTGGTACAGAACAGGGTCTGGGTTCAGTGGATCTTCCGTCGGTTCCTCGATTTTTTCGGGAACGGGAACTGATCAAACACTTCGAGGTGGTTATACAGGACAGACGACCCTGGTCACCCAAAGCTTCAACACGACAAATGCGTGGCAACTTGCGACGATGACTACATTCGTTCCCTTGACGGCAACTCAGGTGGGTTTCCAAATCAATTACACCCCCTCCGGAACCGCCGGTGGTTTCGACTACTTCGACGTGACCGGCGTCCAGCTCGAGAAAGGTTCCGTGGCCACCCCGTATGAAATCCGCCCCTATGCAACCGAGCTGGCGCTGTGTCAGAGGTACTATCAGGAAATTCCAAACATAAATGGTGAACACTTTTCTGGAACTGGTCGCAACATATCAACAAACAATGGAACAAATGGTACTTTAATTTGTACAATCCCATTACCAGTTCCAATGCGCGCTTCTCCAACCCCCACATATTATGGCGGGGGGACTACTGGCGGAGTCATTACTTGTGTTACTGGTTCGGGTGGAACTCAGGTGGAAAGAGACATTGCAGCATCAAATGTTAGTTCTCAGTCCATGTGTGGAATTATACACGGATTTAACATAACAAATGGTGGCGCTCTTCCAGTATCGGGTGGCGCATCTCAATGGATTGACATGGGTTGGGCGAATAATAAACGTTTGGGTATAACATTTTCCTCTGAACTGTAGAAAACCTCTTGACCATTACTAGATATGAAAGTCGCCATCGTCCTTCTGGACTCGCTTCAGATTCCGTATGTGTATGACGCCCCCGAGCCTTCTCAGGGAACGTACGGTGGCGAATGGGGCTCCCCGCAAGTCACCGTGCACCTCGAGGTCCCCGAAGGCCTAGACCCTCAGTGCCTCACGGCCGTCCGGGAAGGTGAAGAGATCACCCTGCAGGAAGACCCCGCCAAAGTCCAGGCAAAGCTCGACGCCCAGTGGACCGCCGTCCGCACCCAGCAGCGCCAGAAGCTCTACGAATCCGACTGGACCTGCAGCGTGACCGACTACGAGGTGCCCAACAAGTCCGAGTGGGTCCAGTACCGTGCTCAGTTGCGTGATGTGACGACTCAGACCGACCCGTTCGCGATCGAGTGGCCCCCGGCTCCAGAGGCCTAAGGGACTTTCAGTAAAATTCATAGACTCAATGGAGTCGGGCTCCGCCCAGTTCCATTGACTTTATGGAGTTCAGGCCATACGGACCTTTGGTACAATTTGAACACTACAGGTTTTTCATTTAGGTCATGGGAAAATTTTGAATTTCAAAAACGAATTAAGGGTGGGTAGGGTAGGGCTGACCGGCCCGAATTATAATGTTGGTCTTGTACCA